GTAATATCTCCTAATCCAATTATGGATTTAAAAGAGAAGATTATTCGTGGTGATAAAGGTGATGGTATACCTAATGTACTTTCTTCTTCTGATTGTTTTGTTCGTGACCTGCGTCAAACACCTATTACACAAAAAGTATTAGATAAGTTGATGGGAGAAAGTCATCTAGAACAGACCGAAACTATCAAGGCTAACTTTGTCCGTAATGCCACACTAATTGACCTATCTTTCATTCCACAAGAGATAAAAGAAAGAATTATAAATACATATGAAGAAACAAAACCTGCTAAAGGTAAGTTGTTGAATTATTTTATTGAACACAAGCTGAAAAACTTAATGGAAGTGATAGAGGAATTCTGATGAAAAATATGTATGAAATTTTTGATGATTTTGAAAAAGCAACAAGCAAAAAAGAAAGAATGGCAATAATTGAAAAGAATCTTTCCAAAACTTTGGTTGATGTATTGTCTTTAACCTATCATCCTGATTGCCAATGGTTAATCAAAGAAATGCCAGAAAATTATAAAATTCCAACTGATATGTTACCTGGCCTTTCTGCTACACAACTATCTGTTGAACTAAGAAAACTTTATTTGTTCCAAAAAGGACATCCTAAAGCCGAAGAATTAACACCAGAGAAACGAACACAGTTGTTATTGCAACTATTAGAAGCACTAGAACCCCGTGAAGCTGAAATTATTATTGGTATTTTCAATAAAGACCAAGGCGTTAAGGGATTAGATTATAAATTTGTAAAGGAAGCTTTTCCTAGTTTATTGCCGTAAATGCATCCAAAAGATAGAATAATAATCACTTGTGGAACATTTGATCCACTAACACATGATGAGTTACTTTATTTGAAGAAATGCCACCTCCGAGGTGAATGGTTAGTTGTCGGCGTTCATTCTGATTGGTGGATGAAGTGGGCTGAAGGTGGTTATGTTCAAAGTTACGAAGAACGCAGAGAAATTATTAAAAGCTTAAAATATGTTGACGAAATATTTACATTCAATGATTCCGATGGCACAGTCTGCCAACTTCTCAAATTAGTAAAAATATGTTACCCTTATACTGATATAACTTACATATCACAGGAAGATATGCATAACATGCCTGAAACTAAAATTAAAGGCATAACTTTTGAAACCATGAAATAGGAGATAGTAGTGACTAAATTTGTAGGCAAGTTTCGTAAGAACCAAGATTATAATGAAGATTATAGTTATATGCCAAAAGGAAAACATAAGAATGAACATTCCGAAATTAAAAAATTAAAAAATAGAAATGTAGAAGAAGTTCTAAATGAACTTGAAGATACAAGTTTACCAGAAGAAAACAGAAAATACTGATTTTTTCTTATAAGTAGGTATGTCCGCTTTCGAATAAAGGTATTGTTGCTTCCATACAACACCAGCGCTTGACTTTTAACCTCAACTGTATTATAATGGTTCTTCACATGGAGAATTATTATGTTAATTTACGGTTATATTCCAAAATCAAAGAAACGCAAAGTTTCTCAGGCAAAGAAATTACAACACGAAGAATGGTTAGCTTCCATTAATTCAATGTCTACCAATTTCTGTAAAAATAAATCCACAAAGTATTCCAAAACAATCCCCATGTTTAATATTCCAGCTGGCCGTGAATCTCCCCAGATTGCGTCCTTGGATACTGGATTTGTAACTTGTGTAAAGAAATTCGGAAATTCTTACACAGGAGATAAAATTAAAGGAATTGGCACAATGCACAAATCAAATGCTGTGCCGGTTTTTTCGGATACTGAAGCAAAAGAAATTTCTAGCATGAGGAGATGAAAAATATGATTTCTGAAGAACAATGGCAAGAATATAAAGATTATTTGCAATCCCTTACTGTTGAAGAAATTCAAATTGAACTACAATGGTTAAAATCCGTTGGAATTGCAAAACAAAGAGGCTCAACAGTAGCTTTTACACAAACAGACACACTACAATAGGAATATATGTTAGCACCACATGAAGAAACACAAATTTTAAGAGGAATTGATGAGATTATGCATAATTTGCGTCATGTACCAGTCGATGATGTTGCGCATTTTCTTGTAAAATTCAATCCGAAGCTTGCCGATGAGCTTGCTTCAGCAATTCACTACAAATTTTTTGACAATTTCGAAGGAAAAAACCATGAGTGAGCAAAATATGTCATTTTTTCTCAATGCTAGAGCAGATGATCCCGAAATTCCTGCTTGGAAAGCGTTAGATGTCGTAGTCCGCAAGTGGGCTGTACTTTCCGGCATGGAAAAAGACCTTTCCGACTACCAAAAAATGAAAGAAATGTACGAATAGGAATTGTGTTGCTAAAAAACAACGCTTTTTCAAGATTTACTTGACGGTAGACGATAACTATAGTATAATGGTTCTTTAACTCGGAGATTACATGGAACTTATTCAATCAAAATCACTGCTTGCCAAACTTATGGCAACAGAAAATCTAATTGTTGAACAACGCAATGTGCAAACTGCATCATTTGACGTTAAACAACGTATCTTAACTGTACCGGTTTTAGATAAAAACATTTCTGGTTACTTGTATGACCTTTTCATGGGTCATGAAGTTGGCCACGCACTCTATACTCCTCTTTCTGGTATGCTTCAAGCCCATGAAGAAAAGATTTCAATGTCTATTATGAATGTGCTGGAAGATGTTCGTATTGAGAAAAAGATTAAAAACAAATATCCAGGAATTCGTTCCAGTTTTATCCGTGCGTATCGTGAATTGATCGACAAAGATTTCTTTGGTACTGCTGGTACAGATTTAAATGATTTGAACTTTATTGACCGTATTAACCTTTATACTAAAGGCGGTGCAACACAAGGTATCAAATTTACTCCCTATGAGCAAACTCTCCTTCACATGATTGAAGGGACCGAGACCTATGATGATGTGATGAGAGTTGCTCGCCTCGTTTCGCAATACATGAAAGAACAAGCCGAAGAACACAAGAAGAATCATCCAGAAGAATTTGAAGAAGATGAAGATGGTGATTACGGCGGCATCGATACTGATGGTTATGATGATTCTGATGAATTTGATGAAGAAGAAGAAAATCGTCAAGATGGTAATTCTGGCGAAGAATATCCAAATGCAAAACAAGATGATGAACAAGATTCTGAATTTAATTCTGGCAATCAAGCTGGCGGTACCGAAGTTTCTGAACACGAATCGTTAGAAACCAAATCATACACCGATGAAGCATTTCGTAAAAATGAGAAAAAGTTATATGCTACGGATGGCACAACACATTACTATGGTAACATTCCTAATATTAAATTAGAAGATGCAATTGTAAGCCATAAAGCTTTGTGGAAACGTTATCGTGAATCTGCTGATAATCCTTACGCTTACAAAAATGGCCTTGACACCGAGAAGTTTATGAAGTTGCGTAATGATTCCAAAAAAGTTGTTGGTTATCTTGCCAAAGAATTTGAATTGCGTAAAAATGCCGACCAGTTGAAACGTGCATCTATTGCCAAAACTGGTGATTTGAATATGAGCAAGATTTATGCTTACCAATTGACAGACGATATCTTTAAAAAGATGACTATTGTTCCTGGTGCTAAATCACACGGTCTTGTTATGTTCCTTGATTGGTCTGGTTCTATGTCCGGTCACATGGAAAATACCATGAAGCAATTAATTAATTTAGTAATGTTCTGTAAGAAGGTAAACATTCCGTATGATGTATATGCTTTCTCTGCTGAATATGACGACCCATACAAACAAGCCTTAACTGAAGGTGATGTTGTATTACGTCAATTCAAATTATTAAATTTGTTATCAAGTAAGATGAGTGCTGCTGAATTTACATATGCCGGTTCTGCCTTGGTTCAGATGTCAGAATATCGCCGTGGTTGGAAACCAAATTGGTTTCAAAAAGGCGGCACACCTTTGAATGAAGCCATTATCTCTGCTATGAGTATTGTTCCACAATTTCAGAAACAATACAAATTACAGATTGTGAATACTGTATTCTTAACTGATGGTGAAGGCCATACTAATAAAGAAGTATTCTACAAAGATGGTAAGGGTAACATGAGAGATGGCACAACCAACAAAGAACTTGATTATGATTCGGTAGATTGGCGTGCTCCTCGTAAATTGGTATTGCGTGATCCAGTTACTAAACACCAAGAATTTGTTGACAATGGTTACAACCGTGAAATAACATCAGTATATATAAAAATGTTGAAGGCGAGAACTAATTGTAACATTGTTGGTTTCTATGTATTGGCTGGTCGTGAGTTGGGTCGTGAACTGCATTATTTTTATCCTAATAATTATATGTTGCATGATAAAATCAAAGCAGAGTTCCGCAAGAACAAATCATTGACTGTTACCAATGCTGGTTTCGATGAATACTATCTATTGAAAACTGAAGCACTAGATACTGATGATGATGTAACTTTTGAAGTGAAAGAGAATGCGACTACCCGTGGTCTGGTTTCAGCGTTTAGTAAGTTTGCTGGTAACCGTTTGAATAACCGTGTTGTGTTAAATCGTTTTATAGGAATGATATCATGATGGATGGCGAAAAAAGAATTGTAACTTTTATGGGTGATGCTGGCAGAAGAACTGCTAGTATTATCTGGCGAGATAGAATGAATATATTTGAAGTTCTGTGTGAGGATGCTCGACACAAAGAATCCAGTTTTTTTAATGTTGAAGGTGATGCACAACGCTTCGCTGAAGAATTTGTTTGGGAGAAAAAGTATGGAAATGTCTAAGTTTACCAATGGTGATAAAAAAGCAATTATTATTCGAAAAGAATATAACTATACAGTAGAGTATTATATTAAGAATAAAATTGTCAGTAAAGAAGTTACTGCTGATTTTAACAGAGCCGAATCTTTGGCTGAAGAATTTATTTTAGAAGGTAATGATGGTCCAACATTATTAAACGAAAATGCCTAATATTATTGAAGCGGATGATTTTGATCCAAAACAAATCTATGATGATATGATTGACCGTGCAAAACAAGCCAAAGCGTGGTTTATTTATTGTTATATTGAAGAAGAATGGATGCCAAGAGGTGAAGCACTACCTTTTGACATCTCTGTTAAAGACGGAGTATTTACCTGTCGTGTGGTTTGTTCAACATACAGAGAAGCACAAACGATTGTAAGTAATACATTACCTGTAATTAAATTTATTGAAGATCCTAATGAAAAGTAAAACTGAAGAAACACTAGTAATACTACAAGAAGAATGTGCTGAAGTAATCCAAGCTGTTTCTAAAATTCTACGTTTTGGATTTCAATCTCGGTATCCTACCGAAGATAGTGCCTCAACCAAAGAGTGTTTAGAAATGGAAGTAGGACAATTACTTTGTATGATTGGTTTATTAGTAGAACAAGGTGCTATTGATGAAGAAGCCATGGTTGCAGCAATGGAACACAAAAAAGTAAAACTAAAAGAATGGTCAAGTATTTTCAATGCAGATTAATGTAGACTTGGAACAACTAATAAGTTTTTTACAAAAGGTGTACATTTGGTCTCCCAAGGATAGTTACATCCGTGGAGAGATACAGAATTTTATTAATCAATTGAAATCACATAGGCCTCAATGACAAAAAAAATATTAGTGACGGGTTCTGAAGGTTACATTGGTCAACATCTATGCCATACTTTACAAAACCACGATATTGAATTATATAAACTAGACAAACATTTTGAGAACCGTGGTGCATATACATTTGAAGTAGATTTAAGAAAGACACAAGATATTAAAAAATGTGGAGTAATGAACATTGACTTTGATGCCATCATTCATTTGGCAGCCTTAGTCAGAGTCGGTGAATCAGTAGATTATCCAACAGCATATTATAATACGAATATTAATGGTACAAATTGGTTGAGGAATATTGTGCCACATCAGAAGTTTATTTTTGCCTCAACTGGTGCGGCTGAAGGTATGGCATCTCCTTATGCTATCTCTAAGAAGGTGGCAGAAGATATGTTAAGAGAACAAGATTCAGATGCAACAATGTTCAGATTCTATAATGTGATTGGTTCTGAAGGATTTGAGGCGACCAATCCAGATGGATTATTTTTCAATTTGATTCAAGCAATAGAAACAGGAAAGTTTACTATATATGGTGATGATTACGATACAAAGGATGGTACCTGTGTCCGTGAATATGTTCATGTCATGGATATTTGCCAAGCATTAATAAAAGCAATTGATACACCTTCCAAAAATCATATCGAAAATCTAGCCTACGGTGATACCAGAACCGTCAAAGAAATCGTTGAAATCTTTAAGAGAGTAAATGGTGTAGACTTTGACATCGAATATAAACCAAGGCGACCTGGTGATTTGGAAGCCTGTTACTTAGAACATCCTTCCGAGTTTATGATTCGAAACCATAGCTATGAAGATATGTTAAAATGGAAACCCTAAAAGTATTTTCGGTAGTATTCGTACTTGCTGGAGTTTGGCTCTATGTGGGTGATGATGAATACCATAAAAAGTTTGACAAACCACAAGAAATAAGTTATAATTGTGATAAGTTAATTGGCGGCTGGCATCCAGATGTACCAGTCAAAGTGATTGAAGAATGTAGAAAGATGAGAGCACAAAATGTTAAGACCTATTAAAAAAAATATCATCGTTAAGTTGATTGAAAAAGAAACTGTATCAAAAGGTGGTATCGTATTAGCCGGACCTGATGCACAAGAAGCCAGTAGAGGTGAAGTTCTTTCTATTGGTAAAGAAGTAGAGTTTGTTAAAGTGGGTGAAACAATTTTACCTAACTGGCAGAAAGCTCAACCTACCAGGTTTGAGAATGAAGATTTTTTTGTTGTTAATGAAGATGATGTAGTTCTAATTTTTGAAGGTGCATAATGAAAACCACTTATGATGAGATGTACATTGCCGTACTAAGAAAAGAACGGGAACACTTATTGAATTTGTTTGACCATACACAAGAAGGCACTGGTCATTTTAATACGGCTGCTGGTGTACTAGAGCATCGTATTAAAGAAATTGAAAAATTATCGGTATAGTGCTTGTGCTTCTTTGATTTTACCATTACGAGCCAAGTTTGTAGCTTGCTTGGCTTGACTAATATCACAGAGTAATGACCAGATAGATTTAAGTAGTTTCATTTTAGTTCCTTATTAGTAGTTTCACTATTAGTGTTTATACTAGTATATAGGTTCGGTTGTATGACAGGAGAATGATATGACCACATTTACCAGTGAAGATAGAGAAGAAGCCATGAAACGCCAAGAGGTTATGTTTGAACTTCAAAAAAGAATCAAAGAACCTGAACAACTAGAATTACCATTAGATAATCCAAACCAAGAGAAGAAAGACACAAAAGACACATGACAACATTTTTAGGAATTATAGGATTCTTAGTAATCTTTTTAATAGCAGTACCCGCTTCAATACTGGCTTTCATTCAAGTATTCAAACAACCCATAGCCGAAATCTTTTCTCTGTGGATCCAAGTACTTGATAAACTACTTGACTTCTATAATGCTACGAGGACTAAAATTAATGACCTCAAAAGCTAAGGCGATTCTTGCGACACTTCCCATCCTAGTCGTTCTCGGTATTCTGGTTTTTGCCAGCGCTTCCGAGGCTACCAATCGCCGTATTCCCAAAGTAACCGAGGATTCAGTCCTTTGTCGGCCTCAAAAAAGTTCCTCAGAGGATCTGTGGACTTGCTACGACTATTATGGTAACAAATTCAAAAATTTACAAATCACTATGTTTATTGAATAATTACTCAGTATGCCGAAAGAACCAATAAAGCTCCCTAAGATTAAGATGGTACAGATCGGTAATATCCATAGAGGTGAACCGGCTTGGCAATGGTTCAACGAACACGATAATAAACCGATATCTCCTTATATCTCTGATTCCGATGTGGCCGAGAAGTGGGGTAAAATCTATCTTCAATCCATAGAGGAAGGCAAAATCAAACCTAAGCGAAAGAAACAATCGTGACATTCTATAATATTCTCGGACTATTCCTAACGTTTATGTGGAACACTTCTATGCTTGGCGGTACAATCTATCTCATTATAAAAGAAGATTGGTCTCCGTGGACCTTAGTGGCCACACTCTTTTTCTTTATTCGTTGGAAAGAGTGGACTCCAAAGGAACCTGAACCAGAAGAACCTTCTAAGATTATATTATGATTGATATTAATTATAGTTGGGCTGAAGGTACCTTACTAGGTAACTACCTGTATTATGAAGTGGGTACAGGTCGTATTGTAGGAGAAGTATCTAGAGTGGGTATGACAGGTACACGAAGTCAGGCTTCATGTTATATCGATGTAAACAATCATACCTATCTTGGTAACTATATTGACGCAACATGGGCTAAGTTGGCTGTAGAGAGAAAACAATATTGGTTCGATACTCACATCGATAATGGTATAGAATATACTCCAATAAATCCTGTATGATACTGAATAAGAGATTCATAGAAGGTATCAAAGAATACCAATGGATTAACGAGCATGCGGATGAGCAATCTCCGTGGATGAATCTAAGTGATGCGTTAGTCTGGATACAGGAACGGGACCAGAAAAAAAATTCGAATCCACAAAAGTCGGATCCTTAAAAAATTTCCATCGGATAAAGTTACCAGAAAAGCAGTTTGACCTGGAAACAGCTTTTTTTATTATCTTAACCCATAGACAACGTTGTACCGATACAACACAACCACTGCTCTGTGCCAAAAAGCAACACACCAATCCGCCGTACTCTGTTGCTCCAATACAACACAATCCATCACAATACCAAAAAAAGCTGCTCTGTACCTGCCAGCCTCTGTCGTACCAAAACAACATAATACTCCATTTTTTTACTCAAGTATTATATTCTGCTTGACAATTTCCATGGTTCCTGTATACTAGTAAAATCGACTCTGCGCACTAAAATGCGTTTTTATTATGTTTTATTATTGAAAGTATTATATTATTATTATGAATAACGATTTAAAAGCATTATCTAATATGTCATTAACTGAATTAAAACAGTTATTATCTTGCGTTAATCAAGACCTCAAGAGTATTAAAAAAGCAGAGAAAATCGCTGCTGAATATGTACCTACTGAATTTGAAATATGTAACGATATTGCTAAACGATTTACTAATAAACAATATCCAAAACCAGTAGAAAATGCTAAACTAAAAGCAGATATTCAAATTCAGCAAGATATTCTAGAATATCTTAATAGCGGCAATCATATTATCACTAGAGTTAATCGCAAGAGAATTAAACCATTAACCGTAGTATCATATCACAAAGTATCGTTATAACCAAAAGTAATCATATTGTCATTTTATATTACTTTAAAATAGTTTACAAAGTGGCAAATATGCGTTATAATGGTGTTTTAAATCAATCAAAAATCAATTAAAGGAAATTATATGTTATTAATCGACACAATCCAAGCATTATCATTAAAAGACAAGCGTGCATTAGTTAAAACAATCCGCTCCATTATTGCTGAAGATGTAAAAGAGCAAAAAGTATTAAAAGTATTTTCTAAAGTAGCAAAAGAAAATGCCAAGAAGGAAAAAGTATTAGCGCAGATTAAAGCGGCGCAAGATAAACTCGCTAAACTAAATGCCAAATTATCTGCTTAATCGATAGTTTATAATAACCATTATGTGCTCTGATGCGCTTAGTGGTTATTAGTAAGTTATTGATTATGTTAGAGTTTATTATTGTGGTATATTGAGATAATGCTCGGAATATCTGTTTGGATTAACTAGGACGCACTAGGATTATCAGAAACAGAAATTAAGACTCGCATTATACCCTATATCAGCGACATAATCAACGACTATATGACTAATTATTATAAAGGAGTATTAAATGAGTAAAAAGCATTATATTATCGTAGCAAAATCGTTATTTGAATCAAAAGCGGACTTTCTATTATGTTCTAATCTGGCAGTCCAGTTTAAGAATGATAATAGATTATTCGACATTAACCGTTTTCTAACAGCGTGTGGACATTAATATGGTAAATGATATTGTAGTAAGCATTATTTGTATGTTATTATCTCGTTTTTCT